GGGGGTAGCTCAAAAGGCTACCCCTTTTTCATTTATACCCAGCCGCCCCGTGCAAGTCGGGTGTTCCCAGCACCCTCATCGATCTGCAGGTTGCTGATTTCCAACTGCTTGCAGGCCATTTCATACTTGGCAGCGTAGTTATTCCCTGCATTGAACTCGTTGACCATGCCCACAGGGTTATGTACCCGGCTGGCGATGAAAAACAGCAACGCTTCCAGGTGGGTGTAAGGCAATTCGAGCTCAACCCGAGCAGGATTGAATGAACTGGAGTACACAATCAGCGGGTGACTGGCCCGGTACCCTACCGTCAGTGACTCTGTGAGCAGATCTGACGGCAAACTCATATCCTGGTTGGCAATCATCAGAGGCACACGCAGAACAGCAGCACTTGGAGTACTGCAACTGTAGACATTCGATGAATCATTCAGCAATACCTCAACGTCATCCGAGGTATGCACGGACTCGATCTTCAGAATATCGTCCGTGAACTCACCATCGAGCTCGATAAACTGGACATCCTCATCCGTGGTCAACGGATACAGTGTGCGTCCAGTCTGCAGAGCCACCCCGACCCGGCCCTTCTTCAGCGAAAACCGCTTATAAAGAGCACCCAATCCAAGGTTGGTATGCGACACCACCTGCGCATGGTTGGCAACATTGATAGAGCCCAGGTTTTCACTGGCCAAACCAAGCTGGGACAACTCACCGAAGGCGAGCGAGGAAAATACTTCTGACAATTTCATTTGGAACCCTTAAACAATATACGAACCCAGCCGGTCAACGACAACCTGCACATCGTCATCCCACATACCACCGCCCCCACTGCCGGTAGATACCTCTTCTGGCGCTTCCTCGGACGGTTTCCATGGCTTGAGTGACGACAACTGTGAAACAGTATCAAGGAAGTCATCGTGCTTACTACGGAAACCAGACACAGAAGCCAAGCTAATCTCAGTGACAAACTCCACCATGGGCGCTTCGGTCTTCCTCTCCAGTGGGAAGTACATCTTGCGCATCTTGAACCAAGGTACCACAGTATTGAAGTGCACCAATTTGTCTGTGCTCGTCCGAATACCCGGTTTCAGTTCATTACCCTCTGAAGCCAAGGGGAAGTATATATTCCGCTCAAGCATCTGGGCCTGGATCCAGGGCATAAATCCACCCTGCTGACCATTAACCTCAATACCCACGGACTGTGGCTTGTATAACTGCGCCAGCCTGAACAAGTCATCGACATTCTTGTCCATCAATTGACGCTTGCAGACCCCATCCACCCATAGCCAATCTCCTACATTGTTGTAGGCCCAGACGCTGAGTACCGAGTAATCGGCCCGCTGCCTCACAGATGTAGCGAAATCGGTCGTGATATAGAAGTTGAACCTTCTCTTGTTCTTGAGCACCAGATCGATGTTGTACCAGCCAATATCTCCATCCTGAATCAGGCGATCCTCATCGCTCATAATCCTCAACATCAACTCCTGGTTGAATGTTTCCAGCTTGCCAGTCAGTACAGCCGTGTCGTACTGCTTCTTCACATATGCATACGTGAAGCGATCCGGCCAGCTACCCTTGAAATCTTCCTCACTACAAGGGAATACCTCGCATACCGGGAATACGTTGACACTCCAGGCACCGGACTCCACTGCCTTGTACAGAGGATCCTTCGCATTGAAGGGCGTCCCTGACCAGATGATCATGTTCTTGGTCGGGTGCAGCGCGTAGGTCACTGCCTTATATACGGTGTCCTCCACCGCAGAGATAACCGTTGCCGAGCGGGCATCCTCGTCGCTGATCAAGTCATCCAATACCGCCAACTGGGGCCGCACACCCATTTCTTTTGCACCGCGGACTCCAGTTTTAGCGCCATACCCCTTTACAATGAACACAGCGCCATCTGTATTTTCAAACTCCCACCGTATATCAGTCATCCTGACACGCGGCACATACTCCTTCAGGAACTCAGAGTTATCCCACCTGAACTCCAGATTCTTCCGCATATTCTTGACACCATTCTCAATGGAGTCAGAGACATACAGCGCCAGATTGATCTTCCCAAACCCCGGCAGCGCACCATAGGTAGCCAAGTACAGGAATAGATACTCACCCATCACGGTGGTCTTGGCGATCCCCCGGTGACACAGGTTCACTACCCGAGTACCACCCTCGGTCAGAGTGTCAAGCATGTGGTAATGAACCAGTGGGGTCAGATTCTCTTCCCCCACACTACCGTTCACCAGCTTGATGAAGGTGATGAACTCCAAGGCAAACTCACTGGGCGTGTACCCAGGAGCTATGTTGTAGTCTGTCTGGTTTAGATAATCTTCAACCTTCAGTGGCTTGGGTATTTCCGTCATGGAACCACTACAGCATCGACATCAACCACCAGCTTACTGTGCGCAACCTGTTGCGCATTCATGGCCCCAGACTCAATCAGTATCCGCTGCTGCCGACTGAGCTCAAGCGTGGTAGCCCTGAGCGCGGCAATCGTGCTGTCCTCCCGCATACCGATCTCCAACTCCACCTTCTGTGTCTCTGGCATCTTCAGGTGGGTCAGCAAACTATTGGCAGCGTCACACCGCACCTTGTCGCTCTTGGATGCGATCATCAGTTCGGCCTGGACATTGAGCGCCTTCTGGTACAGATCCTGGTTCAGCACATAGCTTGGAATCAGCGTCTGCTCGAAGATCAGGTTGACCAGCTTGCTCTTGTTATATGCGGTTACATATGACGCAATATCCTTGGGCTCGACATTCTGAGCCACGAATCGGGCGTACTTGTCAGGGAACGTCTTCACATAGGCATCAATATTGGTGCAGCCCATCAGCTTGTGGCTGACATACTTGACCGCCTCAATATAGTTGCTGATCTTGAACCGACCATCGGCCATGACCTTGGTATAGCTGACCAGATTCTCCCGGTAGCTCTCGTACATCTCCGGGTCACCCAGCGTGTTATTGATCTGGTCAATCAACTCCTGGTTCACAGACTTCTTGACCTTATCTGGCAGAGCCTGCTTGAATTGCTCAATGGTAAGCATCAGGCAACTCCCATCAATTCTGCAACCTTGATCCAGTCAACATAAGGACGGCCCATCAAGGGATGTACCAAGGGAACCCCTAGCGCAGCGTCATCGATGTAAACATTTGCATAAGGCTTCGGGCTGCTAGTCCAAATACCCTGGTCTGGGTTTTCATTCACACCGTACAGACTGATGTTGTTGAAATCAAACCAAGCAACAGCCTCTTCAAGAGGTATCCCAGAACGCATGGTAAACAGAATGATCCGATCACCCCTGTCTAACATGGCCCTGATCGCAGGCACGGCCCCAATATCTCTCCCCACCGCAGGGTACTCATGCGTCACGCAGGTACCATCAAAATCGATTGCAACAATCATCAGGCAACCTTCTCGTAAGTCTTGGCGAAGATCTCTGGCTTGCAGGGATACCGCTCACCATGAACCCCAGTAATGATCCAGTCACCAGGACATACCCGGTGTCCACCTTCCAAGGTATCAATCCAACCGTGATCATGGGCTTTGGCATCGCAAATGACGCACATTACCGAGCCAGGGACATTAGGATCCCTGAAGCGCCGGACCACTGAGCCTTCCCAGCCTTCAGCACGCCTCAGCCTGGAGGTATGTACCACCCCGCTGACAGGATCAGTGCAGTCACCGACATAATCCTGGGGATGATCCCCGTTCTTGTGCCATTGAGTTGCGTTGATCACAACTGGGAGCTTGCGGTACTGGGTAGAAGGGTTCATTAGTTAGGGTATCGGGTTTATATAGTTGGGTATTGTATATATTTTCAAAATTTTCTATGCAATAATTCGCCCATATCGCGGGGTAGATCAGTTGGTAGATCGCCGGGTTCATAACCCGGATGTCGCAGGTTCGAGTCCTGCCCCCGCTACCAAACAGAAGAAAAGGAACCTACGGGTTCCTTTTTGCATTTCAGAAAATGGTAATCAGCATTTTGTGGAAATTTTGTAGGGGGGTATAGCCTTAGTTCTTACTGTCTGAATTCAGGAATACCAAACTACCCCCCCACTCGGAAGTGCTTTTCAAATTTACCTATGACCTACCCCACCTCAGTAGAGCACACGCTCTGCCCTTGGTGTCCTGCTATGCATGTGGTGTGCGTGGCTGTGCTTCGCACGGGTCATGGATGGCACTGATCAGCTATCCATTCCCTCAACCTTAAGGAGTAATGATCATGGGTATCGCATTCAAACAGTTCTTCATGGCTGTCACCGTGCTGTTCGCTGCACTGGAGCGCATCTGTTCTGCTGTCAATCACTTGGCAGTGTGGGCTGATGAGACATCTGGTGCATTTGAAGATGAGGCACGTATCGACCGTGTTGCTCGGCGTAAGCAGTTGGAATTGGACGCTGGTGTCATCACTGCACCTGTTGCCCTCGTAGCACCTGCTGCTAAGAAGGCGTAGTTGTAACCGTAGTTCCAGGCACCTTAGGGTGTCTGGTTCTTCCCCTTAATCTGGAGTCATCATGTTCACTCGTATCGGTCTGGTACTCGTAGGTACCTATCTCGCTGTAGTCCTCGGAGGTTCCTTCATGTACAACCTGCCTACTTGGTGTGCCAATCCTCAGGGCCAAGGCAACTGGATCATTGCACCGCTGTGCAAGTAATCATGGCTGCATCCATCGTCATCATCGCTGTCACTCT